AAGTCGGAGCGGATGCACAAATACAGAAATGCAGAGAGCTTTGTGACCGAATGAGCGACATAAATGATTGGCTCCACGCCATTATTTCAGATGCCTAACATCTGATTCTACAGCCAGTTGGCGGTATAACCGAAAGGGCCACTATTTCAGTGGCCCTTTCTTTGTTCACTATCCTAGTGAATTTTTTTCTTGATTTTGTGGTGAATGTTGCGCAAGGGTCGAGAGCATGGGTGAAATTGGGCAAGAAAACATTGTTCCGGGACAGAAGGTGCTGCCGGGGATGGCTGAGGAGCTGGGTTACGAGACGATTATGCTGAAGCCGTGGCTTGAGCGTTTCTGCTGGGAGTACGTCTTTCGCGGAGACAACGGGGCGCGGGCCTACAAGGCTGTGAAGCCGACCGTCAAGGATTCAACAACGCGAGTGGAGGCGTCAAAACTCCTAACAAATCCTGATGTTATCGGGCGTATCGCTCAAATCAAGGCGGAGCAGCGGCGGCGATTTCAGGTGCAGGCGGACGATCTGGTCGAGTATCACGGCCGGGTGCTGAAGGTCGACCGCACGACCTACCTGGACGAGGTGTTCAATCGCCCGAAGTCGATCGAGGAAATCCGGGAGATCGATCCGGAGGCGCTTTCGATCCTGGAGTTCGAGTGCCAGAAGGACAAGGACGGCTCGCCGGTGGTGCTGTTTAAAATACCGCGTCGGCATGAAAGCGCCGTGGAGATGGCGCGGATCATGGGGCTGCACAAGGACGGCGTGAACGCGGCGAAGGAAGGTGCTGCGGGACTGGCGGATCTGCTTAACGAAATTTCCGGCCGGCACGAGCACCGGGACATCGTGAAAGAGAAGGGCTGCGGGCAGTTCTGATGACGATGGCCGCGAGCGAATATACCCGCATCGAAGTGAGGGAGAAGTTCGGCGACCGTCTCTGGCGCTTGAACAATCTCTACACCATCGTCACGGACGAGGGGAAGGCGGTGCCGTTCTGCATGAACTCGGCTCAGGAGCGCTTCTACGAGGAGCTGTGGTACCTGAACCTGATATTGAAATCCAGGCAGCACGGATTCACCACTTTCATCGACATCCTAGGGTTGGACCAGGCGCTGTTCTGCGACAACCAAACGGTGGGAATCATCGCCCAGACGATGCCGGACGTGGGCAAGATTTTCGACCGGAAGGTGCTCTTCCCCTATAAGAAGCTGCCGGAAGGGCTGAAGACGGCGCGACCGGCGGACAAGTCGAACAGCCGCATGCTGTCCTTTCCCAACGGATCGTCCGTCGAGGTGGCGTATTCGCTGCGCTCGGGGACCTGTCAGTTTTTGCATATCTCGGAGTTCGGCAAGATCTGCGCCCGCTTCCCGAACCGGGCGCAGGAGATCGTCTCGGGCTCGCTGGAGACGGTTCATGCGGGATCGTTCGTCTTTATCGAGAGCACGGCGGAAGGATCGGAGGGACCGTTCTTCGAGATGAGCGAGTCGGCCCGCAAGTGGGCGGAGGAAGGGCGGGCCCTGCACCAGATGGCCTACAAGTTTCACTTCTACGCCTGGCACGAGGAGAAGCGCAACCGGCTGCCGGCGGGGAGCGAGATCATTACCAAAGAGCTGGCGCACTATTTTTTCGAGTTGAAAACGAAGCACGGCATTGCCCTGGACGAGGGGCAGCAGTGCTGGTATTCGGCGAAGTCGCGGACGCTCAAGGACATGATCTTCCGGGAGCATCCCTCGACGCCGGAGGAGGCGTTCAAGGCGGCGGTGGAAGGAGCGTACCTGGCCAAGCAGATGGCGGCGCTGCGCAAGAACGGACAGATCGCCCGCGTCCCCTACCTGCCGACGCTGCCGGTGAATACGGCCTGGGACATCGGGGTGAACGACGAGATGTGGATCGTATTTCATCAGCGCCAGGGACTGGTGAACCGGGTTTTCGACTGCATGTACGGCACGGGCGAGGGGATCGAGTACTACTGGGCCGAGATCCAGAAGCGCGGCTATATGGTGGGACTGAACTATTTTCCCCACGATGCGGGACACAAGCAACCGAAGGACGGCCGCACCCTGGTCGAGCAGATATCGGAATTCATTCCTAACGTGTTCACTGTGCCGCGCACTCCGGATAAAATGGCGGCGATCAACGAGACGAGATCGTTTCTGCCGTCGTGCTACATCGATGAGGAGAAGTGCGCGCCGCTGATCCGCTGTCTGGACAACTACAAGCGGGAGTGGGACGAGACGATGGGCTGCTTTAAGGAAAAGCCGGTGCACAATTGGGCCAGCCACGGGTACGACTCGAAAGAGACCCTGGCCCGGGGAATCGGAATGGCGCCCGGACTCTCGCAGCAGCGCGCCGATCAGCGCGCGCGCAGCGGCGGGCGGGGACAGAGATCATGGAAGACGGCATAACAACCCCCGCGCCTGCCGGCCTGCAAAAGGGGGCCCCTTCAAGGGGAAATTTCCGCGGATAGAAGTGGACCCGGCGCCACGCCGATGACAAGGCCGGCACGCCGGGGAAGTTTTTCAATCGAGGTCAGGAGGCACGCGATGAAAAGAAAGTTAAAAGTTTTGGCCCGCCGTCCATCCTTCCACGCTGGCGTCGATTTATTGATTGCCCAGCTGGATTGCGATGGGGACATCAGGTCCGTGGCCGGAAATCTGGTCTTCACGGAGGTGGCACCGGATATCTACGTCGAGCCTACGATTGCTCTCACCGGGGAGACAGCACAAGCACTGATGGACGAACTGTACGCCATCGGCCTGAGGCCCACGGACGCCGTCGATTCGGCGGGAGCACTCAAGGCGACCTCCTTCCACCTGGAGGATATGCGCAGGCTGGTTTTCGACAAGGTGAAACAATGAATGAGATCCGCTGCCCCAAGTGTCAACGGCTGATCGGGAAGGCGTCAGGCGGGTTCGAGATCGTCTGTCCGCGCTGCAAGGCCCGGGTGGAGGGTTCAGTGGTCGGCTCCTACGTGATCCTGGTGGACCGGACGATGCCGATCGACCAGGCGCGGATCATGATCGGGGAGAAGATCTTTTCGCTAGTGAGAAATCCTGCGTAATTTTTTCTTGCATGGCGGATTATGTTGTGCAAGATTCCCGAAAACAACAATTCTGCGAGCGCCACAGAGCGCCTACTGACGGCAACATCGATCGGTAGGCGCTTTTCTTTTTTTCAGGGAGCACTTCATGGGCATCTGGTTGTATTCGGATCTTCGCTTCAAGCTGGGCTACGTCGGAGCCGACGACGAGCAGGCGCTGTTTCTCTACCGCAAGGGGCTGCTGGGACGCAGCGCCATCCTGCCCATGAACACCCTGCACGAGTACTGGCCGGATTCGTCGAAGGACAACAACGAGGACGTGGTCTGGATCGAGGACATGGGCAAGCAGGTGACGGCGGCCCAGTTCACCGCGTTGGTGAAGGCAAGAGGCGTGGCGGAGTTTCTGGGGATGACTCCGGACTGGGATACGGTGAACCGCCTGCTGTCGATTATCCAGTCGAAGATCGGGTCGGTCTTCGACATGCCGCCGAGGGTGCCGGTGTTCTCCCCCAACGCGGAGGCGGACGTGTTCATCGACGGCACCAGGGTGGCGACGGTGACGACCGAAGGGCCGGACGCCCGCGCGAACGAGAGCTTCATCAAGCTGAGCTGAGGGACCTATGAGTTTCGAGAACGTCCAGAGCAAAAAAGGGCACGTCCCCGGCGAGTCGGAGATCTCCGAGCCCTATTTCGTCGGCAAGGCAGGTACGCACGACGGCGGATTCGGCTCCGCCTCCGGACCGCCGACGGGACAGCGCCTGCTGAATCGCCTGGAGGAGTGGCGCGCCCAGGCCAAGAGCGCCCAGAGCGAGAACCGGGCGGAAATGGCGCTGGATGAGGATTACGCCGACGGCATCCAGTGGACGCCGGAGGAGCGGTACGAGCTGGAGGTGGTGCGCGGGCAGCCGGCGTTGACGTTCGACCTGATCACCCCGACCATCGCCTGGGTGACGGGGACGGAGAAGCGCTCCCGGGTGGATTACAAGGTGCTGCCGAGGCGCAAGGAGTTCGGAGCGGCGGCGGAGCAGAAGACGGCGATGCTGAAAGCCGATTCGGACGTGAACCGCGCCCCGTTCCACATCAGCGCAGCCTTCCGGGACGCGGTGGTGGCCGGGCTGGGGTGGCTGGAGGAGGGCGTGCGCTCGGATACGGACGAGGAGCCGCTCTTTCTGCGCGGCGAGTCGTGGCGCAACATCTGGTACGACCCCCTCTCGCGCGCCTTCGACCTGTCGGACTGCCGCTACCTCTTTCGCGAGAAGTTCGTCGACCTGGACTTTGCCCTGGCGATGTTCCCGAAATTCGAAAGCGCTTTGCGCGCCCGGGCAAACACGTTGTCGCTGACACAGCAGGACCCGGACGAGTTTTACGACAACCCCTATCTCTACGATCCGAGCGGAAGCCCGCGCGGGAAGATCCGCACGGCTCCGGAGGAGAGCTGGAACGTGCACGGCCGCCGCGAGCGGGTGTGCCTGGTGGAGTTCTGGTACCGGGAACCGGCGACAGTGCAGGTCATCCGGGGGGACGGGGCCTGGGACGGCACGGTGTTGAATCCGGACGATCCGCTGCAGCAGTGGCTGGTGGACAACGGTCACGTCTCGACCCATGACGCGGTGCGCACGGTGGTGAAACAGGCGATCTTCGTTCCGGGGACGATACTGCAGGACGGCATCCAGAACCCCTACTGGCACAATCAGTATCCCTTTACCCCGGTGTGGGGCTACCGGCGCAAACGCGACGGCGGGTGTTACGGGATGGTGCGCAAGCTGCGGGACCCGCAGGACGATTTCAACAAGAAGCGCAGCAAGACGGCGCACATCCTCGCCACCAAGCGCACAATCATGGAAAAGGGGGCGGTGGACGATATCGACGCCTACGCCGAGGAGGTGGCCCGCCCGGATGCAATCATCGAGGTCGTGCAGGGCAAGACCCTGAAGATCGAGACGGACCACCAGTTGGCCGGGCAGTTGACGAACCTGGCGGCGGAGGACGTGCGGCTGATCAATTCCATCTCGGGGGTGACGCCGGAGCTGCGCGGCGAGGGCGGTTCGAGTCAATCGGGCAAGGCGGTGCTGGCCAAGCAGGACCAGGGGCAGGCCACCACGATGGACATGTTCGACAACCTGCGCCTGGCTCTGCAGATCAGCGGCGAGAAGCGGCTGCGCAACCTGGAGCAGTTCACCACGGACGATACGGCGGTGCGGATTCTGGGAGCCAAGGGGGGCGCCTCTTTCGTGGACGTGCAGGCGCAGAACGTCTGGGGAAACAAGGCGGACTTCATCATCGATGAGCAGGCCTTCCGGGCGAGCGCCCGTCAGGCGATGTTCGAGGCGATGATGGAGCTCCTCTCGCGGCTCGATCCGAAGATCGCCGTCAACCTGCTGGACCTGGTGGTCGACCTCTCCGACGTGCCGCAGCGCGATGAGCTGGTGTCGCGCATCCGCAAGATCAACGGCCAGAGCGATCCGGACAAGGAGGCTTCGGAGGAGGAGCTGGCCGCCGAGCAGGAGCAGGCGAAGATCGCGGCGGCCAAGAAGGAGCGCATGGAGGCCGCTCAGATCACCCTGCTGGAAGGCCGGGCCCTGAAGGAGCACGCGGATGCGGCCCTGCGGCAAGTGCAGGCGACGGCAAAGCGGGTGGAGGCGCTCTTTGCGGCCATGAATACGGCACAGACGGCGGTGCAGGTGCCGGGAGTGACGCCGGTGGCCGACGCCATCGCCCGAAGCGCCGGGTTCGAGGACCAGGACGCCGGAGAGATCTACCCGGAGGGGGCTGCGCCGCAGAGCGTTCCCGCCGAGGCGCAGATCGAGGCGAACACGTCGCCCAACATTCCGGCGAGTCCGCAGCGGGGCGCATTGGAAGGGATCGAGACCGGGGACACCTTCGTCTAGATTGTTCACTATCCTAATGAATGAAGGAGTAGCGCCATGGCCAAAGGTAAAGGATTGAGTCACCCCCGGGTGGATTACGAAAAGGAGTACGAGATCGAGCGGGACCTGGACTCGCTGTGCCGGGCCGAGGCGGTCAAGAAGGACCCCAAGCGCATGGAGGCCTGCCGCAAGATGGCTAAGAGCAGGCTGGAGGAGAACAAAGCCCGCCGCGACCAGCATCAGAAGATGGTCGACATGGGCGAAGGCAAGAACCCCTGATACCGGCTGAGCCGGGAGGAGAAGAGGCATGGAATTGAACGAAGGGCTGAGCCCGAACGAACTGGCGGCCATGGAAGGCGAGGACGAGACCAACGACGACGCGCTGCTTTCGGCGGTGGTCGGCGAAGAGGAAGAAGCGGAACCGGGCGAAAAGGAAACCGAAACGGACGGCAAGCCCGCAGCGGCCGCGGCCGAAACGCCTGCCGCACAGAAGGAGCCCGGAGTCGAGGCCGGGGGCGAAACCCCGACGGGCGAATCGGCCTTCGTGCTGCCGGAACTGGACGAGATCGTGGTCCCCGCCGGCATCCCGGCCGTACCGTTCCAGTTTCGGGACGACGGGAAGATCTTGCCGGCGTTTCAGGGATCGTTCCAGGACCTGGACACTAAGTACGATGCGGGGGAACTCCCCCTGAGCCAGTACAACGAGCAGCGCGACGCCCTGAGGGCGCAGATGTCCAACGAGAAGGCCGACGCCCAGCTCTGGACGGCCGAGTGCGAGACGTTCTGGCGTCATAACAAGGATTGGCGCAGCGGCACGCCCTTAGGCGACATGCTCAACGGCGAGGTGATGCGCCTGGCGGCGAGCGAGAAGTCGGCGGGACTCACCGGGATCGAGATCATCTACGCCGCCAAGGAGCGGGTCAGCAAGGCGATCGCTTCGGTGCGCCCGGACAAGGTAGCTTCGCAACCGCAGCCGCCGGCTTCGCCCCGCCCCGCCTCGCCCCGCCCGGCACCGGCGACCCATGCCCTGGGCGCCGCTCCGGCTGCCGCTCCGGCGGACGTCGGCGGCGGGGAATTCGCCCATCTGGACAACCTGCAGGGGTTGGATCTCGAAGCAGCCGTGGCGGGGATGACGGCCGATCAGCGCGACCGCTGGACGCGGGAGACCTGAGTTGGCCCTTTACCTCGACATCGCCCAGGGCGAACAGGTCACAATCGGGGAAGGTCCCGACCAGGTGACCATCAGAGCCGACCGCAAGGACAGGCGGACGATCCGCCTCGGCCTGACGGTGGGAGCCCGGGAACAGGTCGAGATCCGGATCGGCGAATCCATCGTCTGCGGCATTCAGGAGGAGGGACGCCGCGTGCAGCTGCGGCTTGAGGCCGACCGATCCATCCCCATTCAACGCGATAGCGAACCAGGCAAACGAAAATAAACCAGGCTCAGGAGGGCCGCCCAAAGCCATAGGAGGATCACCATGGCACGCACGATCATCGGTCTTAACGACCCCAAAGCGGTAAAGAAGTACAGCGCCTTCCTGGCCGTCGACAGTCCCAAACACTCTTTCTTCACGTCCAAGCTCATGGGCGAAGGCGTGGACAGCGGAATGCCCATCACCCGGCTGACCGAGTTGGAGAGCGACGCAGGCGACACGATCACCTACGACCTCTCGATGCAGCTCAAACAGCAGCCGATCGAGGGGGACAACGTGCAGGAGGGGACCGAGGAGGACCTGACCTTCTACACGGACCAGGTGTGGATCGACCAGATGCGCGCCGGCGTGAACACGGGCGGCAAGATGACGCGTTGCTTCAGCGCCGCAGTGCAGTAATGCACTGATGAAAACTTGGTGAATTGCTGGAAACCCCTTAGAGCCTGCTGCACCACAACGTGACCCGCAAGGGTGAGCGTGACGGTTCAAAAAGAAGCAGGATTGGGCAATCAGCAGGGAAGCTTTCAATGACACAGGGTAAGAGAAACTACATCAGAGATTACAGTCACCCCGACTTCAACCATGCAACGCTTGGCGGGTACCAAAAGGGTTGCCGCTGCTTAGGGTGCAAAAGGGCGAGGGCTGATTACAATCTCAAACAAAAAGGTGTGGAATCTCCGGCATTCAAGAAATTACTCGGGATGCCGACCGATCACCCTGACTTTCCACATGGGACCAGAACCGGTTACGGATACTGCAAGTGTGATGCTTGCAAATCAGCAAACAACCAGTTCAAAGCCCCACTTAACAGCAAGGCACGGCAGACGCCCGAAGCTAAAAAAGCAATGCAGAAACTCAATCGGGCATACAAGGATACCGATAACGGCAAGGTCAAGAGGCGGGCGGCACACGCCCTCCGCAAGGCCAGGAAGGTGCAAAACGCACCGGAAGCAGTCTCGGATCTGAAACTACTGGAAACAATTTACCGCTTTTGCCCTGAGGGTTACCAGGTGGATCACATCATCCCTCTGAGCAAGAACGGTACACACCACCCCGACAATCTCCAGTATCTGCCAGCAGCCGTTAATAACAGCAAGCGTGCCAGTCTGAACTATGACTGTTCAGAGCACGCCTTGCGGTGGCAAGACGCATTGGAAGAACCTTCAACGACTATCCCGTAAGGGAGTAGGGCCAAGCGGCCCGAAGTGCCAAGGGACCTGTAAATAGGCCCAAGATATAGTCTGCTCTCATGGGAAACCATGAGCGGTCCCGACAGGGACGGGCGGGGAAGTCGCGCACCCCGTTGAACATTAAGGAAACGCACCCTGCACGACCTGCGCAAGATCGGGCGCAAGCGGCAGGCCGAGTGGTGGGGACGGGTGTTCGACGAGATCCTCTTCATCTACCTCTCGGGCGCCCGCGGAGTGAACGCGGGCTACCTGCTCCCGACCTCCTGGACGGGACGGGCGAACAACGCGCTCTCGGCTCCGGATGCCGATCACCTGGTGATGCCGGGGGCGACGGTGAAGGCGACGCTGGCGGCCACGGACACGATGTCCACCACGGTCATCGACAAGGCCCTGGCGGTGGCGGACATGATGGGCGGGGAGACGACGGAGATTCCGTCCATCCAGCCGATCAAGATCAACGGCGAGGACCGC